CGACCATAAGACCAGCTGTTCTATATGCGGCTTTTACACCAGCATAGTCGAAAGGCAGGTTGTATGTCGTACCATCGTAGACGACGTTGTTCATGTTAGAACCACCGTCTTCACGAGTGTGAGTTGACGAGAACGCGGCAAGACCATCACCGCCAGAAATAGTCAGAGTCTTCGCGACTGATTGACCGTTAGTGGTGTATGAGGTGGCCATACCGTTGTCGATACGCTCTGCACAGAGACGTTCCTTGCGACGTGCTACTGAAGCCTTAAGCTCTTTTGCTACGTTGTCGAGGTCGCGCTTTTTGATGCCAAATTTCCACATTTGGAATGTAAACGGAATCAATACGCCGACCATATTCTGTGTGTAAACACGCTTATAACCTTGAACCGGGACATCCGAGAGGATCACGCCGTTTTCATCAACGAAATCCGCCTCGCCGAGACCAGATAGAGACGAGTCTTTCTCATAATAGTCTTCTGTCTTGCGGGTTTTGAAATACTTAGGGTAGCGAACATCTGGCTCAGACGCCTTTTCGAAGACTTTCTGAATAGACAAGTCAACGAGGTCAGCGGCTTGCGCGATGTTCATAGGGGCTGTACTCATTTGATTATTTTAATTAAGCGGCATGTTCAACTAGGAAGCGCCCGACTATGCGCGTCGTTGAAACTGACGGGATCGTTCCCGTTTGAATAAATATACCAGTTGTGCCTGTGACATCAGAACCTGTGGTATAGAGGGTCGTGATGTTTGCTGTCGTACCTGTCGGAAGCGAAAGAACGCCATCCGATGTCGGGTTGCCTGAGCTAAGATAACGATAAGTATAAGGCGGTACACCTGTGGTCGTACCGACCGTAATACCTACATATCCAAGAATAGCGCGTAGTCCGTTATAGGCACCCGTGGCTGTTCCTGTCAGCGATGTCGTTGATGTGCTGGCTTCGCAAGCCCAGATCTGGCGAGGGGTAATAATTGCAATAAGAACCGAAGTCTGTCCGGCGTAGATAGTTTCCACCGTAACTCCGTATATTGCGCTCGTTACCGTTGCGGCCGTTGATACAGCCACATCCACCGTTGCTGATCCCGAATGGGATTGGCTGACCGGTGTACCTGCCAAAACTGCTGTACCTGCTGAAGGTGTAGCGATTCCAACCCTACGATATGCTGTTACGTCCGGGTCGGAAATCAAGGTAAATCCTTGAGTCATTGGTTTGTAAGTTTTAACTCTATTCCTCTGTCATTTCGGCTATCTCTTCATCAGAGAAGCCTTTGAGCATATCGGTGCGAAGCCCTTGTATGGGTTGGTTCGCTCGTTTTACGCCCTCACGTTGAGGTCTAGAGGAGCCGCTGTGAGATGCGACTTTGACTTTCTCTTTGGCGGCTTCTTGTTTGTTAAGAGCCGCGGCTGGTTTTATTCCAAATACTTCCTTATGGACTTTGTCTAGGATTTTAGCTAAGGCTTTTGGGTTTGCTGGCTGGGTATTGTAAAGTCCAGATCTGAACTCTTCCCCGAATGCTTTCCAAAGCACACCGCCGGGGTCGTTTTTCGCTTGATATTCTGGATGCTTTTCAAGGAAATTGTCCAACTGTTCTGTCTGGATTTCTTGATACCTAGTAGCTCCAAGTTCGCCTTGGCGCACAAATCCCATGTCCTCTGCCATTACATCAAATACCTCTTTCAAAGTGTCCAAGTCTTCCTTTTTATACTTCGCGAGGACTTTTTGTTTCTCTGGAGATAGTTCTTTCTTGGCAAGTTTCGGAGGTGCTTGCATTATCTCTTGAGTTTGTTTGCCACGCATTTCATCGCGTAACTTCGCATTCTCAAGTCGTAGTGCCCACTCCCTAGGAGTTTCGCCGGGAACACGCTCAAGGTCTGCGTACTTTTTCCCTGCGTCATCTGGAATTGCCGCGTTTTTAGATTCCTCGGGTTCCTTTTCAGGAGTTTCCTCGGTCTCTTCCGATTCAGCTTCGTCCTCTTCTTTGGACTCTTTGGGAGCTGGCTCGTCGTTTTTTTCTTGGGAAGAGTCAATGGGAGTTTCTTTCTCCGCTTCAACGAGTTCCTCGTCGTCCCCGGCGGGTGCGACTTCAACTCTATCGATTATTTTTACTTCCGGTTCGTCGTTGTTAGCCATAATGTTTTTACACCTTTGTTTTACATCGCGGTGAGTGCGAAGAGATTATGGGCCTTCCGTAAGGCCTGAGGTGAGCGTCCGACTTTTATATAATCTGTGAGTGTTCGGGTGCTCGCTTCAGGCCTCTTGCGAGGCGTGATTGATAAATTGTGATGTTCTATTCAGGCGCGTCCTGTGATTCGGTCCCAGAGTCCGCGCCGTCGGCTTTTGGGATTTCTTGTGGTTCAACTGCCTGTAATTCTACCACCTGCCCTGTCCCTTTACACTGTGGACAAGTGCCATTCTCGGAATAAGCAATCCCCGGCTTTGGCGGAAGCACTACTTTTCCTGTGGAGTTGCATGTAGGGCATGTAGTCATTTTATTGTAGCTTTTTATTTATGCTAACAAGAGATGTGTCATTCAAGGTGATTTCTTTCTTGTCGCTTTTTTCCTTGATCTTGGCGACAATGTATGAGACTACAGCGCCGTCGAGGGTCACTTCCTTTTCCCATGCGGGATCCCATGTGAGACGCTGTTCAACTTTGAATGTTTTCTTTTGATCCTCTGGCAGGGCGTCTATTTGAGCTTTGACGTCCTCATCTGTCGGCGACTTGACTAACTTTGCCTCTATCCAATCTGCGTCTGTGATGACCAATTTCTTGACGTCGTCGAGCAGAGCGGCCAGCTCTACTAGATCTCCTTTGAAATCACGCAGGATAGGGTTTATCGCGCGGATCTCATCTATGCTTATCTTTATTGTTTTTGACATAAATTTGGTGTAATAGGGACTTATTAATGGCGATGCAAATACCCGTCCGATGTGCTTCGCTTCCTGTCGTAATTGTCCTTCTTGTCCTCGATTGCTTCCGTCTTTTTTTTTACTGCGATACTGGCCTTGACCTCTTTCGACTGTTCGTCGTCGTCTTTCTCGTCCTCTTTCTTTTCCTCTTTCTTGACGACCTTTTTCTTTTTTTCTTTAGTCTTGGGCATGGTTATTTTTCTGAAACGTCTTGGTCTGGGTTGCTTTCCTCTTGCTTCTCGGAATTGCAATCCGCTTTCCTGACCTCTTGCTCATGTGCTGAATCAGGGCGACCGTCGTGTTCGACTTCGCTGACTCCTTTGACTTGTGGATTATGTGGGTTCATTTTATTGTTTGTTATTTTATTAAATTACTTTTGCTGGAAGCGTTTCAAATTTGCACGAACTAATTTCGAGAAAGCCTCGACCTTGCTTATTCCCTCATTTCCTAACTCGACTGTGCGGCGATCAAACTTTCTCATTTCTAGATACTCTTTCGGTGCGTTTGAAAACTCTGGCTTGATGACTATGGTGAACAGATTGCCGCCACCTCTCGGCTGAAGCAATTCTGTGTGGTCAAGCATTTCACCGAGTATCTCACGCGCGGCCTCGTCCCATGACTCCGGCATAGGGGCGTTATCGCTTTTTGCTTTCTTTACCTCAACTTCCTCTTTCGTCTCCGCAACCGTTGCGACTGGTTTGTTTTTCAACTCAGTCACTGTATTCACTAACGACTCAATGACGCTGGTCAATTTATTAAAATCTGCTACTGATACGAACTCCTGTTTTACTTCTGCTTTTGGTTTTGTTGGCATGATTGTTTATTATATTACTTTTTAATAATTTGTATATGTTAAGCGGTTGTGGATAACTACTTCTGCCCTATTATCGGCACGCCCGTCGTCAAGTCTTTTTTCTGCTGTTCAACCATTCCTTTAAGCCCCTCAACAACAGATTTCTCCACATTTATCTCACATGGTATCCGCAATACTGCCCCTGCCGGTTGTGCCTTTTTGAGCTTGTAGTTGTGGATACGGCGATAGGTGAGGACTTCGGTTTGCTTTACCGGCATCATTTTGTCCTGTTGGTCTGCACCTGCTATCGCGTACGTAATCGCCCAGAGGTCGACAATCTTGAACCTGCGAGTTTCCTTGCCTATAGTCAGTTTGAACGTGGCTTCGTCGGGATCCACGTTGAACTCTGCTGTACCGTCATCACCTACGAGTTGAAGCATTGAATGTTCTGCGACAGTCATGTTATTTTTGCTTAGAAAACGTTACTGACCGAATTGACTCTGGAGCCTTATTATCAAACTCTTCAAGCATGTTTGTTAAAAAGTCCATAGATTCATTTGCAACTGTTTCACTCGTCCCCTTTTCATATACCACATTGAACTTCGGTTTGTTATTATTCATGTTTTATTTTTGTATATCTGATAATGATTCGCCTTTCTCTATCCCGTCAAAGAACTCTTTAAGGCCACCGACCCGACCTTCTCTGGTGAATAAAGAACGCAACACCTCAAACTCATTGCTTCCCGACACTTCGCGATTATTTAGCTCGTTTATGGTCATGGCGACCAATTTCTGTAAAGCAAACCAACCCGGCTTATCAACCATGGCCATGAGGGCGGCACTATCCTGTTTATTTAGTAGTGTTGCCATTTTATTCTACTGGCGAGTCCTCTACTTCGCCGTCCGATCTGCTCATAATAGCGTCCATGCTTATGGTCACAAATTCGTCTGTGATAGACGACAGGAGCATGAGGACATTATCCTCCACCGACCATTGGAGGGATTTGAGCACCTCTTTGACTGTGTGCTTATTCTCCGATTTTTGCTTCTTTTGGCTCATACGTTTATTGCGCGGTGCGCTGTTTGACTTTCAAATCTAATTTGTTTTTTGATTCTGCTCTTTCTCCTGGGATTCCCGCTCCACCGAATTTCTTTACTACCTTGTGGCCTTTCATTGAATCCTTGTCGTATGTGTGCTCCATTCGTCCGACCATTTTTCCTGTTGTCGGAGATTGAAACTTTTTATCAGTTTCTCTAGTAATTCTTGCCCTACTCGGCATATATCCGTCGGAGGTGGAGCGTTTGGATAGATTCTTTCGCTGTGAATGGAACGCTTTGTGTCCACTCATTCCATAAGTTTCTATTTCGTCTTTCTTAGTATTTCGACCCTCGGTCACTTCTTTGAAGTGTTCGTTTCTGCCTTCTTGTCTTTTTTTTACTGCCCCGTATTCTTGTGAATGTGCCATAATTTTGTTGTTAGTTTTTAATAATTACATTATAACTTTTATTGACTTAGTGCTTTCCTAAATGATCTCTCTCTTGCTGGTTGTGACTTATTCATTCTCACTTCTTCCTTTGTGAACTTTTTCGGCATATACCCATCTGAGGTGGAGCGTTTCTTACCCGTAGCTACTTCTCTTTTATGCATATCTTCAAGAGCTTTTTTAGGAAACAGTGCTTTTTTACTTTCTGTTATCTTCTTACCGTTTGGTATTAGTTGTGCCATGATTTTGTTGTTATTTATTAATGTCTACATTGTTGCGTTGTTGCCCATTGGTGTCAACGCTGATAAGTTGATAACTATGCACCGAGACGCTTCTGAAAGATTTGTCCAAGCCCACTCGGCGGCGGAGTACCTCCACTGATCTGTCCACTCGGCACCGCTGTGGGTGCTTGTGGGGGTGCCATTCCTTGCGCACCTTGCATACTTCCACCTTGAGGCGGTGCGACCTGTGGTGCCCCTCCTGGCGCGCCTGGTGCCCCCATTCCAGGCGGAGCACCTGCTGGCTGGCCTGGCATACCCCCTGGTTGCCCCTGTGGCTGGCCAGGTTGACCTTGTGGTTGCTGTGGTTGGCCTGCCTGTTTCAGGAACTGCACCCAAGTGTCCGGGAGCCAGTCGTCCTCGTCTTCTTCTTGAATCTTGACGATCTGCTTTGCAATCTTGGCTAGCTGTTGCATTGCGTTTGGTAATGGACTAGAGAACAATGGCACGAGCAGGTTTGCCATTTCCATTTTGTTGGCTTTGATAAGCGTCTGTGAATTGTCGATGATTGAACGCGGAATGACTTTGAATAATCCTTTCCACTTCAATAGTTTCGGGTGTATCTGTCCTTTGCGATGTCCGAGCTGGAAGAACTTTGAATCTTTCCCTTCGACCAACGCCCCTTTGTTGTCCTCAAGGTGCAGAGAAAGCTGTGGAAGGTAGGTTGCTGTGATTTTCGGCTCTGGATCATCGTCATTCGAACTGTTTTGGAATAGCTCTGAATGGTCTATTTGTTCCTCTTGCTCGTACTCCATCATTTCCTGTTCGTTAGAGAACTCCTTGACCGTTGGAATTGTGTAGAGTTGCGACATCCACGAGAGAGTGAGATATGCGTCCTGCTCTATGAGCCACGCAATGTTGTCTACGGGCGTTTTCATGCGGCGTAATGCGGCCTCGCGCGCGAGCTGTATCTCTCCGAGAGTTTTGCCGGTGATCTCGCCCTCAAGTGTCGGGGTAATACCAGAGTCGTCGTCCATCATGGCTTGAATGGCTTCTAGTCCTTTCCATGAGTCCTCTCCCGGTCCGGGTATTTCATTCCAAATGATTTCTGGCTTGCCTGTGGAGCTGGTGATCTGTCGTCCCTCACCTGGAATAATCTGTATTTTGCCGTCGCCGAGGTTCATGTTCGTGCCAGAGTAAAAGAAGCTCTTCATGATTGAAAGAACGAGCTGGTCCATCGTCATGTTTTTCATCTTGTCGTATAACGCTTTGTTTTGACGAATGATTTCCCATGGTGAAATACCGAATGGAAGTTTAGACGAACGCATTATGTACATCGTGTGCGTCAATGAGAGGTACTTTTCGTCATTCGGCAAAGGACTGATGTAGACTGTGATTTTGTGCTTGGGTATGTAAATAACGAACAGGTCTTTTGTCTGGCTTTCGAATATGCCTACTGTCACGACATCCTGTCGCTCTTTTATGTTTGCGTTTTCCTCGTCTCGGATAGTACCACCGAGCTTGATTTTGCTTTCTTCCTTATTGCGAATGAAGAATGAATTTTTTGGTACAAGTTTGGCGTTCGGATAGTCTCCATACTCGGTCATGAATGCGTCGTACTCCATATCGAACTCATAGTAATCCTCTTTCGTCGATTCCGGGTCGTATGGCTTGGTCATTTCTGACAGGTAGGTTCGGAACACATCGAGCGGTTCACGATCCACGTCGTTGTATCTTTCAATTTCTCTTTCCTCGTATGTGTCCATCTCCGGGTTCTCTGTATCCACAGTCACGCGCACACGGCCTTTGATGACGGACTTATGAGGGAATGTGCGTTGAACACACCATCCGTATTTGAATAGGTCGAACACCAACACTTTCAGCTTATTCTTTGCGTTGCTTATTTGCCAGTTTCTTTTCCAGAGAGCGTATGCAAGATCAGTAGTTTTCTGATATCTTTTGAGGAGAGCGACCAATTCTGCTTCTGGCATTTGGTCAATAATGAGTCCAAGAGCTGTCTGTATTTTGGCGAGGAGCGTGGGGGCAGAGGAAGCTTGACGCCACTGTTGCGTAATATCTCCAACAGGTACCATTCGAGACCTGAGACCTGTGTCTTGGTCTGTCTCGAATCGTTTGCGGGTTGTACCAAAGTCGAGTTCATGTGGTAGGTATTCTTGATCTGCTTCTCTCCAACGTCCTTCGAGCTTTAATTGCTCGCGGAACTTTATCATTTCGTTCGAACGCTTGTCCACGTATTTTATCACAAGCGTCTCCGTTTTGTCGGGTTGGAATGTCGGCGGAGTCTTTTGAGGTTTCAGACGCTTCTCTATGCCTGTGTCTGGCAGGTCGCCTTTCTCTGATTTTGGGTCTTTGGTTTTTGTTGGCATAGTATTATTTTAATATCTACCGCTAGTTCTACCACTTTTGAATGCTTCTTCGCTTATCTGATCTTTTGTCTTTCCTGCATTCCTTTTTGCGACCTGCCTATTACTTCTCTCAATTGCCGACTCCTTTCTAGGCATATATCCATCTGAAGTTGAACGCTTCTGGGGTGCATGAGGTGTTCCGTACTTTTTTAGATTACTTCTAATTTCATCACTCATTCCAGATATTTTATCATTACTTGCCTTCCTTTGTGCAGATTCTTCACGCATCTTTTTTGCTTTATCCTTGAACGTTTGTGCCGCGTCCTGATTCTCCCCCTTCTTCATCGCCGCGTCAAATCTTTGTTCTAAATCTTTTGCCATAGTTTTTTTATTATCGTGAATAATTGTAATTAAAAGTATTGTCCATTTCATTCATCTGACGTATTCTTTTTTCAATTGCGTTTTCCGCTTTCATTGCTTTGCCCTCACGTAATGTCCTTAAGAAATAACGAAGCTCATCAGCGGCATGGTCTTCTCCTTTCGAGTCCACGTCCTCTGGATGAAGCTCGTCATGCTGGAGTGCTGGTATCGTTCGTATAAGATTAACACACGTGTCAAATACTTTCAGCATGGGCTGTGGATTACTATTTATTCCCGTGGGTTTGTCCACTCGTAAATACTGGTGAACTATGTTCCAACCTATCACTCTGTCTTTGGGAGCATAGATGAGTTGCTCGTCCACTCCAATTCCATGCCTTTGGTAAATCTCCACACCCGTTTCAGAGTATCCTGCCTTTGCCCCCGCGGCCGAGTCTATACACGCCCATTGGTATTTTTCCCGTATGCCGTTCTGATCTAGACACATTTTGTTTATCCTCTCCGCGTGTTCGTCCATGTCCATGCCGGTGGCGTAATGTTCCCGGTAGCAATTATGCGACAGAAGTCCCTCAGCAATATATGTTCGACTACTTGTTTGAATAGATACAACTTCAGTCATACCTATATATTCTTTCTTAACAATTCGAGGGTGTGCGAATGCCACAACTCCACCGAATCCATCGAAATCAACCTTTGGCCATAATCTTTCTGGACGGATTGATCCTGCCAATCTCAACACATCTCTTTTCCTGCATATCGTTAGTCCGAACACATCTTTATTAGTTCCTCCGTATCCTTTACTGATAGCATATTTAAACCCTCTTTTTTCCAATTCTGTTCTAACTCGATAGAGTAAGGCGTTATCTTTTTGGGATAAACCACAAACGACTGTTCCGTTTTGGTTATGAGTTAAATGTCCTTCCCCATCAAATGCACCAGCAAGATACCCTGCTCCCCACGAAGTATCATGTTCCCATGTATCCAAAGCCCTAAGTAGTTTCCATCCTACTTTGATTTCTTCTGTAGTTTTCCATGTATGAATACGCCTTCCATTTCCTTCCGCTAGCCACTTATGCGTACCAGAGCAAACTACAGATTTTCCATCGTCAAGTGTTAAACGATAACAAGGTTGCATAACTCGATCAACATTCTCAACTATAGATTTCTTCCACTTTCTTTTTTTTGTCTTTTCGGGAATATGCTCATCAAACCCCGCAAGAACATCCCCCACTTCTATGGTTCCCGCTTCCACCCAATGCAAATCTGCCTTAAGTATCTTAGTCTCTGGGGCTACACAGTATACTCGGCCGTCCCGGTCCAATGCGTACCAATGGCACGCGGTTATGCCTGATCTGCCTGACGGGTCTATGGAATAGAACCTGAGCCATTCGGGCGGTATGGTGAACGGCTTGCAGACGTGCTTATCCCTACGCCACTCATCGAAGTATTGCCCCTCGAACAGATCCCAGTCGCCCTCACGCCATGCGCGGCCCAAATCACCCTGCAATCCCTCAAGATACTCGATGTATTCCTTGTTGAGCGCGGGGTTTTGTTTGTACGTTGAACCTATGAAACGAGTCGTCGTCTCGGTATTTTCCCTGTTCGGTATGATGTACCGCTCTTTTACCCACGTGTGTCCTCTTCCGCCGGGGTTGAATGACGTGTACATGCGCGGACGCCAGTTGGGTTTGGATGTTCGAAGTGATCCGCGAAGCTTTTCATACTTTTCTTGGGTCAGCTGTGTCAGCTCCTCTACAATAATCAAGTCATACTCAATACCGATGTACTTGTCGATGTCGCGCTCATCCTTAAACCCACCGAGAATGATACGCGAGCCATTGTCGAACCTGAGAGAATTGAGGGTTTTGTAGTATACGATATGGCCTCTCAATGTCTTGCTCACAAGGTCATCGAACGATTCACGCGCAGACGTGCCTGTTTGCCTCAAGAACAGCACTTTAAGCCCCTCTACACGCTGACAATCATCCAATGCGGCCTGTGAAAGCACTGCGTGGCTCTTTCCTGGTCCTCTGGCGCCCCCTAGTCCTATGTCTACCGGTCCGTCATCGTAGTCCGCCAACCTACAGTCAGCGTGGAATTTCCATTGCCATGGGTATGGGATGTATCCGGCCGATAGGAACAATTCGGTCTGATCCGTTGGAGAACCAGCCCTTTGAGCTGTGAGCACGCATTCTTTTACATCATTTTTGTCCATATACTTTTTTAATAAATTCCCCTAGGTTCTGTATTCCGACTTGAATTGGCGCGTCATCCTCGCCTTCTCCACGAAGCGGTTGAGCTGGTCGGCCTAGGTATCTATTAAGTAAAAGGTCTATAGCTGACGAATCGCCATCTCCTTTTATGCCCATTTCATATAGTTTGCTCATGGCGTTGGCTATCCTTGGCCTTTTTATGGTGATCACCTTGCCAGTTGGCATGCCCTTCTTGTCGTATTCGTTTACTTTCACCCACACGTCCTCGTTTATGAAGGTATTGAGCCATGATTTGAAGTTCCTTGCGACAATCGTTGATGCCTTTGGAGGTCGTCCATTGCCCCCGTCCCCATGCCCCTTACCATTCGGCACATAATACTTGCCGTTTTTTGCTGGTTTCCTAGGTACAACGGGTTTTTCCTTGATAACCTCTTTACCTTTTGCACCATTCCCCTCTAGTTGTCGTTGCAAGTCATCCAATTTACTCATTTGATTTTGTTAGTTTTTCGTATCGTTGTTTTATTATATCACAATAATTCTCGTCAAGCTCAATCATGATACATCTCCGACCTAGATGTTCACATGCTATAAGCGTGCTTCCCGATCCACCGAATGGGTCATATATAAATTCTCCGGTCTTGGTTGAATTGGGTATGAGCTTTCTAAGCAGTCCTATTGGTTTCATGGTTGGATGAAGCTTGGATGAAGCTGGCTTGGGATGAAATATCACACTCTTTGCTTTTGACCTTTCCATTTTGTGTCGGCCGTACCAGCCGTAAGCTATCAGTTCATGCATTGGTAAGTAATCCTTTCGGCCTAGCACGACTGTGTTCTTTACCCATATGAGCATTTGGCTGTAGTAATATTCTGCTTGTTTGATACCTGTTTTCAATGCACTGAACATTTGGTCTGCGTTGAATATGTAAAATGCGTTATAGCTTTCTAGGTGCGGTGTTACTATATCAAGATATCCTTTTGTGAATAGTGCGTATTCTTCTTCGGTTTGAACTTGGTCTCCGGCGATTTTCTTGTTGGTTGCTTTGCCTATTTGGTTAAATCCCTGCTTGCCCTCAACGTATGCAACACCGTAAGGTGGGTCGCATAGAATACACCTGATCTTGTTTTCCCCTATCACCTTATCCACAAATGCTTTATCGAGTGATGATCCGCACCCGAGTATATGTGGTCCCAGTTTTATGATATCTCCGTGTTTCATAGTTTTCTTGCTTTGAGGTTGGTAAATGCTTCGTAGCGGTCGATGATGACTGTACCAAATATGGGATCTTGTTCGACACCTCTCCATTTTCGATTCAATTGCTGGCACGCAATCATTGAACTACCGCTACCCGCGAATGAGTCAAGTACAATATGTCCGGGAGCTGAACAACGTTTCAATGGCTTTTCTGACAGCGTCACAGGTTTTTGGGTTGGGTGTGTATATTCTTGTGCGTTGTCTCTCTTTTCAACCCATAGATTTATCATATCCAGTATCTCCTCGTGAACTTGATTGCCTGATCCGACCTCCTTGTTTAGTATCTCGTTTAAGTTATTCATATTCTTGTTCAGGAATGGTTGGCCGGTGGTCCCATACACACACGGCTCATAGACTTTGTTGAATGCGATCTGAGGGGTCATATTGAAATTGTTTTTAATCCACATGCAAACTCGTTTGTTGTCGATTTTGTTAGATTCGAATATCGTTTGAAGTAGCCAGATGTACTTCTCATCGCACCAATAGAATACATGCGCATTTGGTTTAGTTACTGCGAGTGCAGTCTTGATAGCTGTGTCTATAAACTCGCTGTATTTCGCCACCGTCTTGCTGTCAGACATTTTCATTGACGTGAATTTGTTTGCCGGGAACTTACCCGCGTCCTCTCGGCGTGAATGACCGCCGTATTTTCCCTCATACTTGCCAGAGGTCGAAATGCCCTTGTTATAGTCCAAACCTATGTTATATGGCGGATCCGAGAGTATAACGTCCGCCAAATCCTTTCCCATGAGCCTCAAAACTTGCTCGGGTTGCGTGGAATCCCCAATCATGAGCTTATGGTCGCCTAACTGCCA